GCGAAATTTTTGGGAGACCTTGCGGCCTCCCTCAATTGTTTAAGCTTTCTTTTTAGCTTTTGGCTCGTCATTATCAGCCATCAGCGCGGCCATCTCGTCCATCATTGCCTTGACGTCCTCGGGTATGTCCTCAACTGCTTGTTGCTCGATACTGGTGTAAGAAGCACCAGTTATATTCTTGTATGCTGCTTGCGCTGCTGCAAGATCGGCTTGCATCAATTGAGTAGCAAACTTCTGTGCTCTGTAATAAGCAGCTCTTGATTTGTAATTAGTAGTACTGATTTCATCGCCTCTATATGCAGCATGGGCGCTCTGGCAATTAGTCTTGGCGGTTGCTTCTCTAGTCTTTTGACGTGGCAGCCAGAACTCAAGGTCTTGAATCTCTCGTTTTAGTTTACGCACTAGATGAAATTGAAGAGTATTAACGATCTGCCAACCGTCATTAGTTTCGAACCTATCAAGGTTATCCTTTGTAATATATAGCTCTTCTGTATGTGTATAGTTATCAACTAAAGATTGTATAAATTGTGACATATGATTTCTCCTTTATAAATGTCTTTCTTATCAGATTTGCCCGACCCGAAGTGAGAGGGTGGACAGCAACGACAGGGAATAACCATGGTTCTAAGGTCAAAGTCGCAACTACGTCCGTCTTGACCTTAGGTTCTGGATGTTCCATGACGGGGATGGCCGCACGCGATCTTCGAGTTGGTCAAATCCCTCACACCTCGTCGAGCGACAGCGAGACTCAATCTCTCTTCTCTTTGCGATAGCCGAGCGAAGCGAGGGAACGATCGAAGCCCGAAGGGTCAAGACCTGCAAGGGCTTGGTTCACGAGAGCGCGGTAATCGCCCAAACCTGTCAACCCATAGGACACTACGTCACTTTCATAGTTACCCAACGTCACATCTTGACACACGGAAATCAAACAGGGCATCAATGGGGGGAGAGAGGGAGAGGGGGGCTGGCAATGGTATCAATGGATAGAAAGGATGCTACAGATGAACCATGTGAATGATCGAAAGCTGACAGTGAAACAGACTGCTTTAGTAGACACTATCGTAGCAAATGGATGTAGCATCACGGAAGCAGCCACACAAGCTGGGTATGCAAGCGGTGAAAGCGGAAGAGTAAGTGCGTCCAAGGCGTTAAAGCTCCCACATGTGCAGCAGTATATGATGCAGAGGATGGGAGAGGAGTTTGGACTCAGTGCTACGGTAGCCGCAGGACAGTTACGCAGACTGGTGACTGGAGCTAAGAGCGAGTATGTACAGCTTGAGGCTGCGAAAGATTTACTTGACCGTGCAGGATATAAACCGATAGATCGTTCTCAGGTACAAGTTGCAGGAGATATACGAGTCAACATTGACTTGTCATAGTAGGGGGTGGGTCAAAAACTGCAAAGCTACAGTGGCAAGTAGTCCTTCACTAGCATTTTTCTCTAAAAAGGTTTAAACAAACTCTGTAAAATATTTTTTAGCAAGAAAGGTCCGAACTATGAAAAAGAAGAAGAACAAGAGTTTATTAACTCAGAAACAGAAAACATTACCTCCTTCTTTGCAGAAAAAGATTATACAAGCGAAGGCTAAAAGTAATTCATGAGAAAGATACACAAGAGTCCGTCTGGTGGTTTGACGGAAGCAGGTCGAAAGTATTTCAAACGTAAAGAAGGTGCTAATTTAAAGAAACCTGTTCCTACAGGTACAAATCCAAGACGAGTTTCTTTTGCTGCTAGGTTTGGTGGGATGGCAGGACCGGAGAGAGATGAGAAGGGAGAACCTACTAGATTGGGGTTAGCATTAAAAAAGTGGGGCTTTCGTTCTAAGGAATCTGCCCGAAGGTTTGCAGCAAGACATAAGAAAACGTGAAAGGATATTTTCTATGCCAAAAAGTTTATTAAACAAAAAGAAAGAAGGTTTTCCAAAACTTTCTCAAGACGATTTCGATGCATTTATGAAAAGAATACAATCTATGCAGGACGATGTTATTAGATCAAGTAACAAACGCTCTCTTGATAGATTATTAAATGGTCTAGCTGAGAGCCTAAAGGTTAAGAAATGAGTACCGTAAATAAGGCAGGGGTTTACACAAAGCCAAAATTGCGTAAGAGTTTATTTAATTCGATTAAGGCAAGAGCTACTCACGGTACTGCGGCAGGACAATGGTCGGCTCGAAAGGCACAGTTGCTTGCTAAGACTTATAAAGCTAGAGGTGGTGGATATAGATCATGAAAACTGTAGGTGAGGCTTTAACTAAAAGACAAAAGAAAACATTAGAGAAGCATAGTAAGCATCATACAAAGAAGCATATGTCTCTAATGAAAAGGCTTATGAAGAGTGGAACTACTTTTTCTGCTGCTCATAAGAAAGCGCAACAACAGGTTGGTTCATAGTGAAAGCAACACAACGATCATTACTAAACTGGGGCAAACAGAAGTGGAGAACTAAGTCTGGTAAGAAGTCTAGCGAAACTGGTGAACGCTACCTTCCTTCTAAGGCTATCGCTGCTCTTAGTGATGCTGAGTATCGCGCTACAACCAGAGCAAAACGAGAGGGTAAGGCAAAGGGTAAGCAGTTTGTGGCTCAACCGAAAAAGATTGCTAAAAAGGTAAGGAGATATAGAAATGCCTAATATTCAAGGAAAGAAATTCCCATATACCAAAAAGGGGATTAATGCAGCTAAGAAAGCTTCAGAAGAAAAAAAGAAGCCTATGAAGAAAAAGAAAACACTTATGTCGAGAAGTTATTAATATGGCATGGTATTTAACAACTGGTGAATTGTATGAAGGTGAAACTCACGTTCTAGCAGGTAATACTTATAGTGGTAAGACAAGAACGTCTGAGTCTCGCAGACTCGTGGAAGGGCCAGAGCCTAAGAGAGCCAGAAGCTCCAATGGCAGACTCAAAGGTGACGACCCCTCCACGACTGATATAAACGAAGCGTATGAAAAACCCAAGGAAGAAAAGTGAGCTTTAGTCATTCTATTTCTAAGCATGACCGCGAGTTATTGCGAAAGATTGTGAAGAAAGTTCATTTGCAGCATCATCCAAAAGACTTTCAAACTAACATGGAAGCTGACAAAGTTATTGATGTTATTGCTCCTGATGTGATCGAACGCATGATTAAATTTGCAGTGGATCGCAAAATTGATAGACTTTAAATACAAACCTGACGGTGAAGTCCTAAAACAGTTTATGAAAGACAATACTTTCTTTCGTGGCATAAGAGGACCAGTTGGATCAGGTAAGTCGGTTGGCTGCTGCATTGAAGTATTTAGAAGATCTCTTGCTCAAGATAAAAGCTCGGATGGTATACGAAAAAGCAGATGGGCTATTATTCGAAACACAAATCCACAGCTAAGAACAACTACTATAAAGACTTGGCTTGATTGGTTTCCTGAGAATGAATGGGGTAAGTTTACTTGGTCTGTGCCTTATACACATCACATTAGAAAGGGCGACATAGACCTTGAGGTGATCTTCCTTGCTCTTGATCGTCCAGAAGATGTTAAAAAATTATTGTCCCTCGAACTAACAGGCATCTGGATAAACGAGGCAAGGGAGATTCCTAAAAGTATTATTGATGCTTGTACCATGAGGGTTGGTCGTTATCCTTCTATGCGTGATGGCGGTCCAAGTTGGACAGGTGTTATTGCAGATACTAACGCACCAGAAGAAGATCATTGGTGGCCTATTATGTCAGGTGAAGTTCCAATACCAGATCATATTCCAAGAGATCAGGCAAAGATGTTGGTCAAGCCTGATAACTGGATGTTCTTTACACAACCATCAGCTATGAAAGAAATGTATAATGAAGATGGGGAAGTAGAAGATTATTTTCCAAATGATTATGCAGAAAACAAAAAGAATATGATGAAAGGTTATTATCCTAATCTTATTCAAGGTAAAACAAAGTCTTGGATTGATGTCTATGTTATGAATAAACTAGGCACAATACAGGACGGAAAGCCAGTATATCCTATGTTTGCAAGTGAAACACATATTGCTAAAGAAGAAATACCAGTAGCAGCAGGTCTACCTTTGTACATTGGCATTGACTTTGGGCTTACTCCTGCGGCTGTTATAGGTCAGAAAGTAAGAAACAGGTGGCTAATTCAATCTGAGGTAGTTGCTTTTGATATGGGCATTGTAAGATTTGCAGAGGTACTAAGAAATGAAATTGCTACTCGTTTTTCTCAAGCTTCCGATGTCTATATATATGGTGATCCAGCAGGGGATTTTCGGGCGCAGACGGACGAATCTACCCCTTTTCACATACTTAGAGGTGCTGGTTTACGTGCATTTCCCGCCCCAAGTAATTCTGTGGATCTTCGCTTGGAGTCAGTGGCGCAGCAACTTAACAAGATGGTTGAGGGCAAACCTGCGTTCTTAATAGATAGAAGATGTCAACAATTAATAAAAGGTTTTGAAGGTGGTTATGCTTACAAGCGTATGGAAGTAAGTGGCGAAAGATATGCAGATAAACCTGATAAGAATATGTACTCTCACATTCACGATGCACTACAATATTTATTATTAGGTGCAGGAGAAGGGCGTGCTTTAATGTCAAATCAAAAGCCTTCACAGGTTGTTCATGCTAAAAAAGACTTTGATGTATTTAAAAGAAAACCTAAGAGTGCAACACACAAACCAAGTGTTTGGTCACTTGTGCGTTGAAATTTGTTTTGATTTGTGTTTACCAATAGGTAACAAGGAGTTTTACAATGTGTTCGCCTAAGAAATCTTCTAAAAATAATACTAAAGCAAAATCACGACTTGCTAAAACAAAAATAGCAACAATGAAACAGCAAGGTAAAGATACTTCAAAATTTGAGCCAACTGGTTTTGCAAAAATAAAAGCTGATATTGCAGGTGACTTAGACCCAAGCAAAAGAGATTTAGGGTATCAATCAAGATTAGCAGGTAGACAAGAGGCTTCTCAAAAAGCTCTTGCTGATATGAAAAGACGTAGAAAAAAGAGAAACGATAAGAAAGCTACAACAACATCTACTTCAACTACTACCTCTACAGATACCTCTACAAATACCAATACTAATACAGACACCAAAACAGATACGAAAACAGATGTAACAACAGATGGCACATTTGATAGCACAACAGATATAACAACATCATCGGGTGGAGTGATTGGTGGTACATCAGTAACGCCAGAAAGTATTTATACTCGTGATCCAGAAGATGCTATGTCGGATCAAGAACGATTAGCGCAAGAAGAACTAAAAAGACAAAGAATAAAACGAGCAAGACAAAAGCAATCTTTGTTACGCAGACGATTAGAAAGAACACAAGAAGTCGGGTCTGGTAGAAGAGTTTTGTCTGGATCTGAAAGAGAACTTAATGTTCAAACACGACAAGCAGGAACTGGTCGTAGAAGCGGCACAGGCAGAAGGTCTTTAATTACTGGTTCTACTGGTGGAATTGGTTACTATAGTAGGTTCTTATAATGCACGATCCCAAACAAAAACTAGAACGATATGAAAAAGCCAAAGCTCATAGGCAAAACTTTGTTGATTTATTTGAAGAATGTTATGAGTTTGCTTTGCCACAACGTGAGTCATTTTATTTTGAAACAGCAGGTCAACGCAGAGATGATAAGATATTTGATGAAACAGCAGTGGTTGGCGTTCAAGAGTTTGCTTCGAGGCTACAATCAGGATTAGTTCCTAACTTTGCAAGATGGGCAGATCTTATCTCAGGGTCAGAAGTTCCAAAAGAAGAACGCGATATTGTAGACAATGATCTTGATGAAATAACAGAGTATGTTTTTGAAATACTACAGAACTCTAATTTTTCTCAAGAAGTACATGAAGCATTTATGGATCTAGCAGTAGGTACTGGTGTTCTTTGTGTAGATGAAGGTGATGCTGTAAATCCTATTACATTCTCAGCAATACCATTACCTCATGTTGTTTTAGATTCTGGGCCAGATGATAAGATAGATCATGTTTTCAGAGAGCGTAAAGGAATACGAAACTCTGAGATTACAATTCTCTTTCCTGATGCCAAGCTTGATTCAAAGGTAGAAGAAAGAGCGAAAAGAGACCCAGAAGGTAAGTGTACTTTACTTGAGATTGTTTGCAGAGATTACAGTCAAAGAAATGAGGAAGCCTATCTCCATTATGTAATAGATATGTCTACTAAAAAATATATTATTGAAAAAGAATTTAAAGGTGTTGGTTCTAATCCATATGTATGTTTTCGATGGTCTAAGTGTGCAGGGGAAGTATACGGCAGAGGCCCATTGATTAATGCTTTATCAGCTATCAAAACTACAAATTTAACTATTCAACTAATCTTGGAAAATGCTCAGATGGCTATATCTGGCATTTATCAGATGGATGATGATGGTATTATAAACCCAGATACTATTAATTTAGTTCCAGGTACTATAATACCAAAGTCTCCGCAATCTGGTGGATTGCAGCCAATACAATCAGCAGGTAGGTTTGATGTTGCTGATATTGTTTTAAGTGACATGAGATTAAATATTAAACGTGCATTGTATAATGATATGCTTGGAAATCCAGATAGAACTCCTGCATCAGCAACAGAAGTAGCAGAGCGTATGGCAGATTTATCACGCAGAATAGGTTCTTCTTTTGGAAGATTGCAAGCTGAGTTAGTGCAGCCAGTATTGCAAAGAGTTATATACATTCTCAAAAAACAAGGGCGTATCTCAATGCCAACTGTAAATGGCAGAGAAGTAAAAATAAGATCTTCTTCTCCGTTAGCACAGGCTCAGTCTAATCAAGATATTACTTCTGTTTCTAGGTTTCTTGAGCTTGTAAATACTTACTTTGGACCTGATACTACAAACATATTAATTAACTCAGAAGAGACTGCTATTCACCTTGCTAAAAAATTTGGTGTACCTGATGGGTTGATTCGTGATGCAGAAGAGCGTAGAGAGATAGTTGCAATGATGCAGCAAATGCAACAGATGCAACAACAGGAACAATTAGCAGGACCACCTATTGCCGCAGAATAGTCACATTGGTTTAGACGGAATAGCAAGAAAGAAAGCAGAAGAAGATAGGATAAGCCTTAACTTTGGCTCTTTATTTTCTGAACCTACTGGTCAAGAAATCCTTAAATACTTGCGTAGTGTAACAATAGAAATGGTTAGCGGTCCTAATATTAGCACTGATGAACTGCGTCATTTGGAGGGCCAACGGTATCTTGTTGGCTTAATAGAGCGTCATATTCAAAGATCACATAAGGTAAAAAACAATGAGTGAAGAAGTTCAACAAACAGAAGTTGCACCAGAACTGCCACCGCAAGAAGAAAGAGATTTTGTGGTAGCAGAAGATTTGGAAACAAAAACAGACGAGCGCCCTGAGTGGTTGCCAGAAAAATATAAAACAGGTGAAGATCTTGCAAAAGCTTATAAAGAGCTTGAATCAAAACTTGGTACAAAAGATGAAGATATAAGGGCTGAGTTATTAAAAGAGATTGAAACTGAAAGTTTTAAAGATAGGCCAGATAGTGCAGGTGATTATCAGCTTCCTGATTATATAGATGAAGAAAGCGCAATAGATAGTGATGTCTTAAAATGGTGGGCTGATCACGCATTTACTTATGGGTTTAGTCAAGCTGAGTTTGAGGAAGGCATTGAGAAAGTAATGCAAGCAACTCAAGATGAAATGATTGATACTGATGCTGAAATAGAAAAACTTGGTGATAATGCTAATGCAAGGATCGAAGCTGCTGCTTTATTTTCAAAACAGTTTTTCCCAGAACAACATATGGATTCTATAGAAAGACTTACCGAAACTGCCGAAGGTTTAATGGCTCTTGAGTTTATTATGGAAAAACTTCAGTCTCCATCATTAGGGAGTGATGGCACACCTTCTGGACAAATCACAGAACAGGGCTTGAGAGAAATGATGCAAGACGAAAGATACTGGCATCCTGCAAGAAGAAATGCAGACTTTATACAAGAAGTAAATGATGGTTTCCAAAAACTCTATAACGGCTGAAAAGAAAATTATTGAGAGGGGTAAGGCTTATCTTACCCCCATGCTCGATTATCATGTTGCAGAATTTGAAAGTATTATGCATGCTTCTAATAAAGCAGAGGTAAAAGACTTTGGATATGATTCTATAAAACAATTGCTTAATAATGTTTTAAATGAAACAGAGTCCTATGTTTGTAGAAATAAATATGGAAACTTATGCTTTATAGGTGGGCTTTCTCATGCAGAAGAATCGCCTCAGATGTTTACTATCTTTGCAAATAATCTTGAACACAATGTTGTCCTTACAGCTAAGATGTCAAAATCTTTGCTTCATATGTATGAAAAAGTACACCCAACAATTACAATGAGTATTCTTTCTAAGAATGAACAGATGTTAAATTGGGCTTGTTGGCTTGGATTTGAGCCAGTTGAAATAAGCTTTGATGAAAAGTTTGTTGAATTTGTGCGTTGCAATTCTAAAAATTATGATGTTTATAATAAGGCATTGCGACCCATAGTGCATTGATCGGCCCTAATGGACACCCGAATTGATATGTAAACGTGGATACTCGTAGCAATCGGAAACTCAATTTAGGACTGTAAAATGGCTAATACAATAGACCAAGCCTTTATAAAGCAGTTTGAAACTGAAGTTC